GGCGCCCAAAACGGAAGCTTCGCTACTTTGTCAACCATTGGGATGTATGCCTTTCCTCTAAATCTTGCCAGAATGTGCTTGATAAGCGCGGCATATCAGTTCACTTTTTGATTGATAACGACGGCACCATTTACCAGACGCTAGACATGCAGCATGCAGCTTGGCATGCAGGCTCTTCGCGCACCAACCGACCCTCGATAGGGGTCGAAATCAGCAATGCTTACTATCCCAAATATCAAGAGTGGTATGTTAAAAATGGCTTTGGTGAGCGCCCAATGGTTGAGGGTGCATGGGTTCATAACAGCAAATTAGATCCGTTTTTGGGTTTTTACCCCGAGCAGATTGAGGCGTTAAAAGCCCTATGGAAAGCAATCCATGGCGCCACCGACATTCCTTATGAGGCTCCCCTTAAGCAAAATGGCAACACCGAGACAAAATATGTGCAAGATGTAGCCTATGGAAGTTTCTCAGGGTTTGTGAGCCATTACCATGTTAGTAAGTCTAAAATTGATTGTGCCGGTTTAGATCTCCGGACGCTGCTCGATGAGACGAAATACAATATCGATATCTTGGAGAAGATAAAAAACGACTAATTTTGAACAGACTCTAATTAAAATATGAGATTTGTTCTATGGCTTTTATGCTTGGTGGGGCCTACAGCCAGTCCCCAACCAGTCCAAGTTTTTGCGGTAGGAAAACCCCAACAGCAAGCTCGTTGGGTAATTCATCCTAAAATTAGAGTGTGCGGAAGTACAGGTATTTCTTATTCGCGCATAAGCCAAGCAGCAAGATACTGGGAGCGCGCCGGATATACCTTTGAGAGCATAAGGAAAGATCCCTTTCAGGCTTGTATGACTCCGGCCCATGGCGAAATAATAGTGACCATCCCCGAAGCAGGCTTTGCCAATCACCACATGGCGTCAACGCGCGTATACACAAACACAACGACGGGTGACATAGTGAGAGCTAAGATTCAAATTTTACCCAAGAATGCGCGCAAAGAGCGTGTCATTGAGCACGAGATAGGGCATGCTCTGGGGTGGCTACACTACCCTCAGAGATATCACATCATGCACCCCACATGGTATATGGGGGGATATGACCGCTCCGGTATAAGGAAGCAGCGTGATTGAATATGAAAGCATAGTTGTTGGCAGCTCTTTTAAGGCTGTTTTGTATGCATTTAATAATAATTTCCCTCTTTTTTTTGCGGAATGTCGCCGCCCATTTAGGTTTGACTATCTGGGCCCAAATAGAGATTTATCGTGCCTTCAAATTCCAGACTATGGAAAAAGTTTAACGACGTTTGGAGAAGAAAAAAAGATAGGGGTGACCAAAGAGGACGTGTGGGAAAGGATGCTTTTTTTACTAGGCCTCGATGGCAAGTTGCCTCTTTCCAACTTGTGTCACACTTTACGCTTCGACGGCGATAGGGTGGCATGCGCTAATGAATACTCCAGGATCCTTGAGTTCAAATTTTCGGAATGTTTTTATTTTGGGGATCGACAGAGCACCGGCTTCGCTCAAGAAAAAGCGCTTGACGAAAAGAGATATGTGTGTTATGATTATATTGCCTTTAATAAGGGTGGGAAGCATGAAGTTGATCACATACACACGGGAGATGATTTTGTTGGGGAGATATGGTTTTATCCTTCCGACCGTATTGATGGAAATACTCCTGTTAGAGATGCTTGTGCGATATCAACATTAACAACTCAACAAATTAAAGATTTTAATTTTTCCGAAACAATGGCGCGCTTTAAGACGATTCACGAAATGGAAAAAAGAGGAATGAAAGGAGCATTTGCAGGTGCATACACATCAGCAGGAAACCCAAAGCATTACAAATTTAGAACAACTAGCATTTATCGCCAAACAGATCAGCCAGAATATGAATATGAATCCCACACACCGACAGTTAAGATTCCGCAAGTTTGTGAAGAAGATCTCCTTGGGGCTCTCTCGCAGTCTTGCGTGGCCTACAATAGATTTTTGAGATAATGAATAATCCCCAGAAAACACACCTTGCCGGCATAGTTCCGGTTGCTGGGGTCACTTCGGATTTTGATTTGAAAACACCAGAAGTTTTGCTACCGCTTAATGTGGGTTATACTGCCATTCAAAAGTCTGTATACGAGTGCGCTCTAGCGGGATGTAATACCATATGGATTGTCGCTAATGACGATTTGGCTCCTGTTATTCGGTCTATTGTGGGAGAATGGATATACGATCCTGTTTATTATAAGACCGGCGGTCGTTTTAATTCGGAACAAAGACGAGAGACGCCTATTTACTATGTCCCCATCCACCCCAAAGATCGCGATCGTCGAGATTCCTATGGGTGGTCAGTATTATACGGAGCATATTCAGCGTGGAAAACTGCCAGCCAGTTGTCAAAATGGATAACTCCCAATAAATATTATGTTTCGTTTCCAATGTCGGCTTATGATGTCGAGAGCATTCGTGCATACCGCAAAGAAATCAAACAGCAAGGGACGAATTTTTTTCTAAGACACGACGGAGAAACCGTCAAAAATAACAAACCCATAGCATTTACATTTACAGGAGAAGACTTTAAACAATGCAGACGCCACATAAACCACCTAACCACAAGGGAATATTTACCCCCTTCACCCGGCTCCCGGTACCCCTCCGAGAAGCTCCCCATAGCAGAGAGGTGGAGCGCGCGCCAGTTCAGCCTGCAGACAGTATTCGAGAAAACAGCCGCGATAGATGCGACTCACTGCGATCTTAACTGGTATTACGACCTTTCTAGTTGGCGCGGATATAGGGAATTTCTTGCATCTGATTTTTCTTTAGAAACGCCCCCTAAACACTTGACAACGGCTCACAAACACGTTAAAATGTTATATGAATCGGAGAAATAAATGAAAAGAGTAGAGCCTCAAATTAAGTTCGTCGGGCTACACGCACACTCTGTTGCAGGTTCTATATTTGATGCCATTGGATATCCGCAGGCACATATGGATTTTGCATATGAAAATGGCTGCGAGGCCTTGGCACTTACAGATCACGGCAACATGAATGGTCTGGCATATCAAGTGCTCCACGCTAAAAAGATGCAAGAAGCAGGTAAAGAGTTTAAGCCAATCTTTGGCTGCGAAGCATACTTTACGCCGTCTATTGCCGAATGGCACGAAGCATATGATCAGGCCATGGCCGACAAGAAGAAGTCCCGCGCCATCAAGAAGGATGCCCAGTCCGGAGCTACAGTTGAAGATGAAGGCGATAGTAAGAAGATTCAAGGTATTCTGAAACGCCGGAGACATCTTGTGCTGTTAGCTCAGAATCAGACGGGCCTAAACAATCTATTTAAGTTGGTATCTGAGTCCTACCAGCCAGAGAATTTCTATCGCTATCCGCGTATTGACTATGCCCTCCTCAAGAAGTACAACGAAGGCATCATTGCCTCTTCTGCTTGTCTTGGTGGTGTATACGCTGGTAACTACTGGGAGAACCGAGAAGAAGGCGCTGAAGCCGTGTTGGAGGCTATGCGTGAGTCCACACGACGTATGGTCGACATTTTCGGCGATCGCTGGTATGCTGAGATACAGTGGAACAACATTAAAGAGCAACATGAGCTTAACAAGTATGTAATTCAAGTTGCTGAAGAATTTGGCGTTGGACTGGTCACCACAGCCGACAGCCATTACCCCAACCCTGACGCTTGGAAGGACAGAGAGCTTTACAAGCGGCTTGGTTGGCTGGGTAAGGGTAGACCCTCTTGGGCCGAGGAGGAGTCTCAGCTGCCGGAAGGTGTTGAGGAAATTGGATATGAGTTGTATCCTAAAAATGGTGACCAGATCTGGAAAAGCTACAAGGAGTACTCGCAATCCACGGGGTTTGAGTATGATGATAACGTAGTCTTGAAAAGTATTGAGGAGTCTCACCGGATCGCTTTCGATCGCATTGAGTCCTTCCTGCCCGACAATACAGTCCGCCTCCCCGAATTTGTTGTCCCAGCCGGCTTTACGGCCACGCAAGCATTGGTAAACTTTGCACTGGAGGGGCTCAAGGATAAGGGGTTTCACAAGAACGAGGCCTACACAGAGCGCCTCAAGCAAGAGTTAAACGTTATTGATGATCGTGGCTTCTCTAAGTATTTTCTTACCATGAAGTCAATAGTCGACGTCGCGACAGACATGATGCTCCCCGGCCCGGGCCGCGGCTCTGCCGCTGGATCGTTAGTGGCATATGCGTTAAACATTACACAAGTAGATCCTATCAAGCATGGCTTGTTGTTCTCACGCTTTCTTCGCTCAGATGCTGCGGACTACCCTGATATTGATTACGATGTATCCGACAGCATGGCACTCAAGGAGAAGCTGGTTGAGATGTGGGGAGAAGATTGTGTTGCTCCGATATCTAACTGGAACACATTACAACTGAAGTCTCTTATTAAAGATATTTCAAAACTGTATAATATAGAATTTACCGAAGTCAACACTGTTACATCCATTATGATTCGCGAAGCGACCCCAGAGGCCAAGCGCAAGCACGGTATCAAGGCGGGTGTATATGCACCCACTTGGGAAGAGGTGATGGAATTTTCCCCCACCCTGCAGGCATACCTCAATAAGCATCCAGCGGTAAAGACTCACGTTGAGGGATTGGTGGGCCAGGTTCGCTCGTGTTCGCGGCATGCTGGAGGAGTTGTTATTGCAGAAAATCTAGACCAGAATATGCCTCTCATTAACTCAGGCGGTGTACGCCAAGCGCCATGGGCAGAAGGACAGAATGTTCGCCACCTTGAGCCCATGGGCTTCATCAAGTTCGATCTATTGGGGCTATCCACACTTAAGATGATGGAGGGCGCCATCTACCATATCCTCAAGCGCCATCACAACGTTGAAGAGCCAACTTTCGCCCAAGTCCGAGACTATTATGAGTCAACACTTCACCCTGACGTCCTTGATTTAAATAACCAAGAAGTATACGAAAACATTTTCCATACCGGTAAGTGGGCGGGAGTCTTCCAATTTACAGAACAGGGAGCGCAGAAGTTCTGTGTTCGTGCAAAGCCTCGCAACATCATTGATGTGTCCGCCATTACGTCCATCTACCGGCCCGGGCCATTAGCCGCAAATGTGCACGATGAGTACGTAGAGGCCAAAGAAAGCCCTCACTACATTAAGTATCTCAATGACGACGCGCACGACATTACGCAGGAGACATTCGGATTTCTGATCTTTCAGGAACAGATCGCACTGCTGGCACATAAACTCGGAGGGCTGACCTTGGACGAGGGCAACATGCTTCGCAAGGTGCTGACAAAGAAGGGAACTGGCAAAGGCTCAGTAAAGGCACGACTGCATAACAAGTTTATTTCTGGGTGTGCAGAAAATAGTATTACGCAAGATGCCGCCCAAGCACTTTGGGACAAATTTGAATACTTCTCAGGCTATGGATTTAATAAGTCTCATGCAGTATCTTATAGTATTATCTCCTTTCAATGTGCGTGGTTGTGGAACTATTACCCAGCGGAGTGGATGGCAGCATTTTTAGACAAAGAACCTGAAAGCCGAAAGGAAAAAGCAATCAACATTGCCAAGCAATATGGCTTCAACATCGCGCCCTTAGATGTCAACAAGTCGGGCACAGTGTGGGAGATTAGCGATGACGGCAAAACTCTGATTCAACCTCTTACCTCGATTAAGGGCTTGGGGATGGCTGCCATCGAGCAAGTGTTGGATAATCGCCCATTTATGAACGCTGAGGACCTTTTATTCCGAGAAGGGGTATCCTATAGCAAACTCAACAAGAAGGCCCTAGACGCCCTTTGCAGGGGCGGAGCGCTTGATAACATCGTAGACGATCGCTTTACCGGAAGAAAACATTTTTGGTCCACATGTATCGTTGAGCGCCCAAAGAATCTTAAGAAGTTTGCTGAAAATTTGGAGCTATATCGACCGGAAGGAGATTTCACGGAGGAAGAGATTATCCAATTCAAAAGCGACCTAACAGGAGTGTTCCCGATGAATCTGGTTATCAGTCCCGAGACTATTGAAAAACTCCAACAAAAATTTGTGCCTCCGATTTCAGAATTTGATCCAGAGTTGCAGTTGTGTTGGTTTATTCCACGCAAGATTGTACCGAAGAAGACAAAGAACGGAAAACTCTATTGGATCGTCGAGGTTATCGATTCAAACAACGAACTCACCAAGATTAGATGTTGGGGAGTCAAGCCAGAAAAGGATCGCATTCATCTAAATCGCCCATACATGGCTAATCTTAAGTACGATCCTAACTGGGGCTTCAGCACCTATGCAATTGGAAAAACATTTAGGCAGCTAGGATAACAAATGGCAACAAAAGAACTGATCATCGAAAGTCCAAAATACGGAAGGCATGTCGTGTTATATGATGATGCCGATGTGGAAAAGATTGAGCCATATAATTGGTATATTGATATGCGCTCGAACACGGCTTATGTCAAGCGAAACCTGCCTCGGATTAAGGGCGCAAGACGCCCAAGTCCCGTGCTAATGCACAACGAACTCATGGGGCCCCTACCTCAAGGGTATGTGGTCGACCACCACAACCGCAACGGCTTAGACAACAGAAGAGACAATCTTCGAATCGTGACGCGATCCCAAAACATGATGAATCGCGTAAAAACCCGACAGAATTCAACCGGATATAAAGGGGTTTATAAAACCGGCGACAGCAAGCGAAACCCGTACAGCACCAAAATACAGAAGGACTATGAAGTCTATTCTCTGGGCCACTACAAAACAGCAGAAGAGGCCCACGAAGTTAGAAAAAAGAAAGAAGAGGAGCTTTTTAGGGAATTCGCCCCCACGGCTCCCCCGGGAGAGTAATTGAGTCGTCGAAAAACTATTGAAGAATTTGTTGCTCAAGCCCGCGCTCGCCATGGCGACACCTATGATTATTCCAAAGTAAAATATATTTCTGGACATAAAAAAGTTATTATAGTTTGCCCAGTTCACGGAGACTTTGAGCAAACTCCTAATAACCATCTTAGCGGGGGTTCCTCAAAGGGTGCCGGCTGCTTAAAATGTTCGTGGGGGGTCAATAGGCAGACAGAAGAACAGTTTATTTTGAGATCTCAAAAGATTCATGAAAATAAATACGATTATTCAAAGGTAAATTATGTTAATTCCTATACCAAGGTTATAATTGGTTGTCCCGTCCACGGCGAATTTACCCAAGCACCCGACACCCACACCCGACAAAGGGCCGGCTGCCGAGAGTGTCATTTTGAAAGAAAAAGAGAAACCTTAGAGGGCTTCATCACAAGAGCGAGAGAGATCCACGGAGATAGATACGACTACTCAAAGGCTGAATATAAAGGATCTTTAAAGAACCTTACCATAATATGCCCAGAGCATGGAGAATTTGAACAGCTGCCCACCAACCATTTGTCCAAGCGAGCTAGCGGCTGTCGCTTTTGTGCGTGGGAAGACAATGGACACCGGCGGAGAAAGACAACCAATGAGTTTATTGAAGGAGCCATAGAGACTCACGGGAACTTATATGATTATTCAAAAGTAGAATATACCCTCGGGAAAAGCAAGGTAAAGATTGTCTGCAAAAAACATGGCGAATTTGAACAAATAGCGGATAATCATCTGTGGGGGAGCGGCTGTCCCAGGTGCTCACCACGCATAAGCAAATCGGAAGAACTTTTACGAAAGATTTTAGAAGAAATCTTTTCTAAACATGGAAACTTCAAGTTTCCAAATGTTAGACCAAAATGGCTGGTAAACCCCAACACCAACCACAGATTGGAATTAGATTGCTACAATGACAAATTGCAATTAGCCTTCGAGTATCAGGGATGGCTGCACTACCAGAGACCACCTGAGCAATTCGGGGGCCAAGTGGGCTTAATCAAGCAACGCCGGCGAGATCACTTCAAAAGATTTCAATGTCACCAACATAATGTAATTCTCGTTGAAATAAAGGGGACAAAATTAAACGCCCTTTCTCCTTCCAAGAGAGAGGATGCGTTGCGCGCAGTGGTAAAGGACAAATTGAACAAAATACCAACAGAACAAAAGCAACAACTTATGAAGAGATTAAAAGGAGATAAAACATGAACATAATTAAAGAATTTAGCCCCCTCCTAAAAGAGCCAAAGCTTATTGATGATTTGCCAATTGTGATCAGGGTAAGGAAATTTGATGAGGTGGCGGCAAAAGAATTTGCTACTTTGATGATGCGCGCCCAAAACACGGGCCAGCCCGTTGTGCCGGTGATTATCGACAGCTACGGTGGCCAAGTTTATAGTTTAATGTCAATGATATCTGACATCAAGCATTCTAAAATACCGGTAGCCACCATTGTGCAAGGAAAGGCTATGTCCTGTGGTGCCATCCTCTTTAGTTTTGGCGCATCCGGATATCGCTATATGGATATGGATGCCACTTTGATGATTCACGATGTAAGCTCTATGAATTGGGGAAAAGTAGAAGAAGTAAAAGCATCCGCAGAAGAAACACAGCGCTTAAATAAAAAAGTTTACCAAATGATGGCTAAAAATTGTGGCCACCGCCCAAATTATTTTCTTGATTTGATCCACGAAAGGGGTCACGCCGATTGGTTCTTGGAGTTTAAAGAGGCGTCAAAACACAACTTGGCAAACCATTCACAAATACCAGAGCTTAAAATACGAACAGAGGTTAGTTTCGATTTTGGGTGACACTATTTAATGTATGCCTATTTCTTCTAAACTTAAATGGAAACGACTTTTTAATGAGCTACGGTTCCTGAAGGAAGAGGAGGCGTTCACGGACAATGTTTGCAAAGAGACTGCGCCCCAGTTTGAAGAATATTACGCTGTATTTTGTGCTAAATATAAAATTGACGCCGCAGCAATGCGAGAAGAGCTAAAGGCGCGCCACACCAAGGAGCAGTCAGATCCAGAACCAGACGAACTCCCTTTCAGCGGGAGCGTGTGTGAAACAACAGCCATGCAACTATACAACACGATCGAAACCAAAGAAGAAGATGCCCCTGACGAAGAGCAGTTTGAGGACGCTGGCGAGTTGCATGCACTATTTAAAAAAGTATTTAAGAAAATAGCCTTACGCTTGCATCCGGACAAGGTAGAAAACTTCTTTGCGGATAACTCCGGCAAGCACCAAATGGTGGCAGACTTTAATCGAGCTTCCAAAGCGCTTGAAGAAAAAAAATATTATATTTTAATTGAAGTGGCGGAGCGTTATAATATTTCACTTCCGCGCAAGTATGATATTCAAAATCGATGGTTCAAACATAAAATCAAACAGTCCCAGAAGAACATCCAAACGCAGCAGCTTTCTTATAACTATCTATTTGCAGAGTGCGAGACGGACGAACAAAGAGATAGACTAATGAAGCATTTTCTCAAGCAGATGTTTGGCTCACAAATATTGCACAATGTTGGTTGACAGTCGAACAATATCTTGTTATACTAATAGAGTAAATCACAGCCATAACCATAGGAGGCTACATGGCAACCGCCCACGAACAAAAGAAACAATATGTCAAGGAGTATATTCGCTCCCTCAAAGCAATCGAAGACTGCATTGAGCCGTATCAAGAACAGAAGCGCGAACTGCGTTCTGAATTCCGAACTAACGGGTGGCTAAACACCGATGAAATCCGTGCTGCAGTAAAGGCGTACCGACTGTTCAAGCACAAAGTCAACATTGACGAGGTGATAGAAAACTTTGAAATTATTGCAGGAGAAACACAAAATGGATAAAGGGACGCAAGTAGTAATGTTCTCATCTAAGACGGGCGAGTGGTCCACCCCGCAAGAATTTTTTGATAAACTTAACTGGCGCTTCGGCCCTTTTAATTTAGATGCATGCGCAGACCCAGTGAACACCAAATGTGCCAACTTTTTCACGGAAGCGGAAGACGGCCTGTCTAAAAGTTGGGAAGGGTTTAGTAGCTTTATTAACCCGCCCTATGGCCGCGGCATCGACAAGTGGATCAAAAAGGGATTTGAAGAGTCTCGCAATGAAAATACCAAAGTAGTAATGTTAATTCCTGCGCGTACTGACACAAAGTATTGGCACAACTATGTAATGAAGGCTGATGAAATTTATTTTGTGAAAGGTCGCCTAAAGTTTGGTGATTCTCAAAATAGCGCACCCTTTCCGTCGGCGGTAATTGTCTTCGATGGAGGCAATCAGCGACAAATATTTGGCGCCATGAACAGATAGGAGATCATAGAAATGGTTAAAGAAACATTACTCAACGCAGCGATATTACGCCTAAGATCGGCACTCTTAGAAACCTATGCCACCATAGAGTCAACCCTGCAGACAACAGTGGAACCCGGAGATGCTCAGACTTTGGCCACCAAGGCGGTCGAACTTGCACAGCTAGAGATGGCCATGGCGGTTCTTGAAAGAAACCGTAAAGATCTGATAACCACACCACCAGAAGAAGACACACCAACTATTGTAGAAGTAGAAGAAGACGCTGAAGAACCCGCAGCGAAGACGGAATTTAGCAGCGACGAAGCGGATGAGCTTGTTAAGAAATTTAATAAAAGTAGAAAATTTCACCAGCCGCAAGAGGACGAATGAATCGTAAACAGCGCCGTGAGTTGGAAAGGCACGCAAATAAGAGCGACGTTAAAAATCTTTCCGAAAAAATTTCCATATTTGGAAACCTACCACAACAGTGCTGTGCATGCACAAACGCATTTGACAAACAAAACAAAGACATGATAAACTCATGGCGGGTGGTGGTTCGTCAAGAAGTGGTACGACTCTTCTGCCCCGACTGCATACAAAAAACACAGGAGATAATAAATGAGCGTACAGAGACTCTCAATCCAAGCATACAAGACCCTGATTAGCGGAAAGGTAAAAGAGAATGAGACATGTGTTGTCAAGTTTTACTCCAATGGGTGTCATATGTGCCACGCATTGAGCCCTTATTATGAGGAAATTGCCAAAGATCCTCAGTATGAGAATATTCACTTTCTGGCTTTTAATATAGATGACTATCCTCAAGCAGAAAAAGATCTTAAATTTAATGGGGTACCCACCATCTTTATAATTCACACCAATACTGGCAATCGCAAGCCGACCTTTCGATTGCTTGAAGATCCGCAAGAGCCAAATGAGAAGACATGGTATCGAGTGCGCGACATCAAGAATTTTATTAAGCGGGAGGCCTTGTGAGAAAGACTCTTTCTTATGATGATGTGTTGCTTGTGCCACACTATTCAGACATCCGCTCCCGGGCAGAAGTGGACATTGGCACCCAACTAGGCCGCGGCCTTCGCTTGTCGCTCCCGCTTCTCGCATCTCCCATGGATACTATTTCCGAAAAAGAAATGACCTTAGCCATGGCCAATGCCGGCGCCGCGGCAGTCGTCCATCGCTATAATACAGTAGAAGAGCAGGCCACCACAGTGGCTGCTGTAAAAGAAGAAAATGGCAAAGCCGTTGTGGGCGCCGCAGTGGGCATCAGCGGCGACTACTTGCAGCGCGCTTCGGTATTGCGCGCAGTTGGGGTAGATTTTATATGTGTGGATGTGGCCCATGGACACCATATTAATATGAAGGAAGCACTGAGAGCACTTCGTGAAATGGTCGGAGATATGCATATCATGGCCGGCAATGTAGCCACTCTCGAAGGCATCAACGCCCTGTCCGACTGGGGAGCCGATTCGGTTAGATGCAACATTGGCGGAGGCTCTATTTGCTCCACTAGGGTGCAGACGGGCCATGGCCTTCCGGGCTTGCAAACCCTCCTTGATTGCGCACAAACTGATCGCGATGTCAAAATTATTGCGGATGGCGGCATTCGCAACTCAGGAGATATCGTAAAGGCGATAGCCGCCGGCGCGGATGCAGTGATGTGTGGCTCACTTTTTGCTGGCACAGAAGAGTCGCCCGGTAGTGTCATAGAAGATCGAGAAGGGCACAAGTGGAAAATCTACAGAGGCATGGCGAGCAAAGAGGCGCAAATGGAGTGGAGAGGTAAGTATGCCTCTTTTGAAGGCGTGGCTACCCGTGTACCTTACCGCGGCCCAATTTCTCCCATTCTTGCCGATCTGGAACGCGGCATTAGGTCCGGACTTTCGTATTCGGGCGCCCGAACCATTGCAGAATTCCAAGCTATAGCAGAGTTTGTAGAGCAGAGCGCCGCGGCCCAGCATGAAAGCGCACCCCACATTTTGAGGAGGAGTTGGTGAAAAATTACGGACACAACACCAAGAGGATTGTGTTTACCGACACTGACCATCGACATGCGCAGCTTCTTGTACGTTTAAAACACGATGGCCTCACACAGGCTACTTTTTTTCGGTCCATCATAACTGGATATATTGAGGGCGATGAGCGTGTCCAAGCTTATGTGGATGAGTCGGGCCCTTTTTCCAAGAAACGCAAACAAAAATCTAAATCTCTTCGAAGCAAGGGCGCCACTCTTTATGGAGAATTAGGATTGGGAGAGGGCGAGGTTGAAAACATATTCGACCTGATCGAAGAGGAGCATCCCGATCTATGAAATATGATGGCCTGAGAAGTTGTAGTAGAAAGTGCATGACAGACAAGAAGCAGTGTACCCAAAAGGAATGTCGAATGTTTATTGACTATACAGACGAATATAATTGTTGTCTTATATCTATATATGAAAATGGTAACATGACATTGCGCGAGATTGGGGAAAGATTAGGCATCTCGTTTGCGCGAGTGAAGCAGATTGAAACGGTCGCGCTTGCTAAAATGAAAGATAACTCTTTATTTTCTTAATCAAATTGAGGATATTGTAAAATTAACTACTATTTATTGATGCGATTCTAATTTTCTAAGGAGAGAGAAAAAACCATGTCCCGTAAAACCCTTTTAACCGAAACTCAAGTACGCCAGTTTTTAAAGCTAGCTAACCTATCTCACGTGGGCGATCAGCGCCTGGCAGAAATGGGCTATAATACACAAAAAGAGGGCGTAGGCTCCTTAGTCCAAGGCGCACTAGGCGCCCGCGATGAGGAGGATGAGCTTGAAGCCGAACTCGGTGCAACCGAAGATGAACTTGGAGCCGAAGACTCCTTGGCTGATGATGAGGGAGCAGAGCTAGACGATCTCGAGGGTGATCTGGGCGCGCCAGAGGGCGGCGGCGAAACTGTATCTGTTGATGATTTTATGTCTGCGCTTGAAACTGCTCTCGAAGATGTCTTGGGCGAGCCCACCACGGTGGACATGGACGCAGGAGAAGAGGAAGTTGAAGCAGACGTAGATGTAGAACTCGGCCCCGAAGGCGGTGAAGAGCTTGAATTGGGTGCGGAAGAAGAGGAAGAGGTGCCGTTAGAAGAGACTGGCGCCGAAGATACTGGTGCATCAAAGGGAGACAAGCTTAAGCGCGGTAGCGGTAAGCGCGGCTCCAAGCCCGGCGATGAGGCATATGTCAACGAAGACGCCATCGTAGCCGAGGTTGCACGCAGGGTGGCGGTTCGCCTTTCTGCTACGAAGAAAAAGGAAAGCCTCGCTGATCAACTAGCCGAGCGGATTTTTAACCGAATTACGGCAAAGTAAATTGACAAACATCGAATCAGATGTTATAATAGCCACGAGGGAGTTTTATCCCGGAGTGGCTATTTACTTTTAGAGGTGCAGAATGCAGTGGTTGATGTATGGTCTGGTGTTTATAGCAGGATACTTAACGTGTAAAGCGCTTTACTTTATGAAAAGTACGCGTTTAAGTCTTCGTGCTGTCCGCGCGAGCCATTTAATATATTTGTCGGTAATTATCAAAGCGCTAGAGAACTTGTCATATTCACGCGAATTAACCCTAGAATCGCTGGCGAAAAGTGGTGAAACGTCGGCAGCTATTAGTATTTTTGAAATGCAATTTGATACGGACGTCCGACACATTAAAGAGCATTCTATAGAAACCCTGAAACACCAACACCCAGATTTTTTTAAACCCTTCATAGAGTTTGATGATTGGGAGTCTTCAATGGACTACTTGATGACTTATAAAAAATCTGCTTTACAATTTTGGAACGAACGATGATTAAAAAACTTAAAGATTTGTTGGACGGCCTTGCGCCGTCGGATAAGGTGGATCTAAACAATATTGTTTTGTTGGATCCGGCCGAAGCTGCCGCCGCACTCGGCGCACCTCCCCCAGAGCCCGATATGCGAATTCTTGGACTCTTTACTGAAGTATCCGAGGAAAAAAATGCTGAGTTAATTCACGCGCTCCTCTATATGAATGAATTAAACAAAATGCAAGCCGACGAGGAAAAGAAGAGGCCTATTGATTTCTATATATCCACGCTAGGAGGCTGCGCCGATGATATGTTTGGTATGTACGACATAATGCGGCAAGTCCAACAAGAAACCGAGATACATACCATCGGAGTGGGCAAAGTAATGTCGGCCGGAGTCCTATTGCTGGCTGCGGGTACCAAGGGTAAGCGCAAAATAGGAAAGTACTGTCGAGTAATGATTCACTCTGTAATAGCCGGCAGCCACGGAAGTTTACCAAATTTAGTGAATGAGATGGAGGCATTCCACCAGATTCAGGAAGACTACATCAATGCATTAGTAGACGAGACTCAAATGACGAAAGAAGACATTAAAAACATGCTTGAACGCAAAGTTAATGTCTATTTATCTGCAGAAGAAGCGGTAGAATTAGGTATTGCCGATATAATTGTATGAGGTTTTTGAATGTCTGACTTAAGAAATATACTAGAAGAAGAATATGCCAAGCGCCCACGCACAGTCACTCCGACGGCGCTTATGGAAATGATTCAAGAAATCATGAGCGTTAAATTGCCCGTGGTGACCGAAGAGAATAGTCCGGCCTCACAGCGCCGCAGCCGACTGCTACGGCTACCCGTTCAGTTCCCAACTGAAATTAGTGTTGGGCAAACTCCCGGAGATCCGGATCGACAAGTGTTTGAAACTTGGATGAACAGAATTGTGCCTGAAGGAGATTTAGCGGCCAAGATTAAATCCATCGAGAGCTACATTGACAATCCACCAGAGTTGCCGGTTGCCGATACACTATCCTATTTGATGTTTTTGAATACATTTGCATTCATGCTTCAAGAATTTAATGCATCCGTAGCAGGATTCCTATGGGAGCCTTTTTTGGCGGCTCTTTTTGGCGCTCAGTCTGTGCAGGTTCCCACATCCGAACATGATATTGCAGACGTTAAACTGCAAATTAGCCGCGGCGCGGGCCTTGAACGCGTCAGTCTTAAAATTCTCCGCGAGAAAGGGGCAGTCGGCGGAAGCTTTGTGGATCTTGTTAGGCATTTTGCCGCCAATCCCGATCAGCCAATGGTCTATGTCGTCATTAAAAAGTTAGAGGGAGATACTAAAATGAAGTTTTTTGAATTTCCTGTTTCGCAAGCGACATTCTTTGATTTCATCGGACACCCCAAGCTGCAAACGACTTTAGAGCCGGCTGAACCACAAACGTTTGCCCTACCAGAACCCATGTCAGCCGGCGCAGCCAAAAAGTTCGTTAAACAAAACCTAGGAAGAGGTTGGCAGGTAGAGAAAGTTACGACTCCCGGCAACGCCGAGCCGCTCCGCGGCCGGCTGGAAGCTGAGACAGAGTACGAGGCCCACATTCTACAGCCAATACAAGTTGCGCCTCGCGCCGGCGTAGGAAGAAAGCTGAGTAGTAACGCCAAACACCTATGGGGCCCAGAAGAAGAGTATTCCCAGTGGTATGGGCTGTATCAACAGATGCAACAAGGCGGAATTGCGCCAACTGAGTTTTGGAGTGCGGTGATGGGGCAACGTCCGGAACTGACCCCATGGGCACCCGAAGGCGCCAAGGGGTTTCATGGCGCTCAACAATTTGAGATTGCGTGGAATGTTCTTGAAGGCAGCGAACTCGTTGACCATTTAGGAACGCTTGATATCAGCAAAGAAGCTCTCGACAAGGCGTTTGCCAGCGGCTCTCAGGCGATCGGCACTGATTTAACCGATCTGTTTAATGCTATGACTGATTTAGTAGATGATGTGGGGCGCTTTTTCCTTATCGACTGTGGAGATCCTGCAGGCGAAGCTAAAAAGTGCACTCCTGAAGATGAGAAAACTCGCACACAAAGCGGAGTAGAGGCAGTTCAGGAAGCAAACCTCATTCAAAGGGTGGTTAACGAGAAGATCGCAAGCCAAATTCAACAAGAAGACAAATAACATTTGACATTTTCACCATAAGTGATTATAATATATATATAACCGTGAGGTATTAATGAGTCGCGCATATGACGACAACCAAACACTACAACAGAAGATAATGAAAGGCGCTAATACGCTGGCTGATAATGTGGCATCAACCCTTGGGCCACGCGGCCGGAACGTCCTTCTGCAAGAGAAGGGAAAGACACCCTTCATCACGAAGGACGGAGTCACAGTGGCCCACTTTGTGGCCTTGGAAGATCCTTTCGAAGACGCTTCTGCTCAAATCATCAAACAGGCTGCAGTCGAAACCAATGCATCTGCTGGCGATGGAACCACCACCGCAACAGTGCTTGCTCGGGCCATCCTACAAGAAGCCCAGCGCTATGTGGCCTCGGGCCTCTCCCCCATAGAGCTTCAGCGGGGCCTCTCTGTGGCGTGTAAGGAAGTGATTAGCAATCTTGAAAACATGTCACAACCTGTCACAAGCATCGATGATATAAAACACATTGCGACCATTTCGGCTAATAACGATCCAACCATCGGCTCTTTAATAGCCATGGCCATCGACCGTGTTGGTCAAGATGGTTCCATCACAATTGAAGAGGCTCGTTCGACCGAAACATCAGTTGACGTAGAAGAGGGGTTTAAAATTGATGCAGGGTATTGCGCCGGCGCGTTTATAACGGATGAGAGACGCTCGTTGATGTATTATGAAGACCCGTTGATTCTGGTAACAGATCACAAAATTGATTCAGTCGAGAGCATTCTTCCCACTTTGGAAATGGTTGCCCGCGAATCACGACCGCTTATCGTTGTGGCAGAAGATATTGAAGGCCAAGCACTGGCAGCATTGATTATGAATGCTATGCGAGGCACTTTAAAAGTAGCAGCAATAAAAGCGCCTCACTATGGCGAACAGCGTAGAAACATTTTAGATGATCTGGCACTCTCTGTGGGTGCGACCTTTATCTCGCGCTCATCCGGACTTAAACTTAATGACGCTCAGCTCAAAGATTTGGGCACTGCCAAGTTTATCGAAAGCACTCGTTACGGAACTACGGTAGTAGGCGGCTCGGCCGACCATGCAGAGGTCGACCGTCGCATCGAGGCTCTTAAGATTGACATTCAAAATACGGACAACCTAGACGAAGCTGAGGCCCACCAGTCTCGCATTACCAAATTGGTTTCAGGGGTTGCCGTCATCCGCGTGGGCGGCACCACGGAAGTAGAAATGACCGAACGAAAGCACAGGATAGAGGACGCCTTAGAAGCGGTGAGATCCGCACAAGAAGACGGAGTTGTGCCCGGCGGGGGTACCGCACTCTTGCGCGCCACTCAGTCTCTTGTGATGGTTACTGAAGAGGGCTCAGAAGATCAGTTTCAGGGCGCCGTCATCATTAGGGCCGCATGTGAAGCTCCCATTCGACAGATGGCACTCAATGCGGGAATCTCACCTGACATTGTGATCGACAAGGTGCTAGATGCTGATAACTCCGAGGGTTGGGATTTTCGCAACAATGTTCTATGTAACATGATCGAAAAGGGAATTATAGATCCAGTTAAGGTTACCAAAACGGCCCTTCAAAATGCCACTAGTTGTGCCGGCACCCTGATCACGACCAATTTTGGAATCATACAAACAGGAGAGAAGTGATGCAACAAGGAGACTTGGTACATATTCCGCAGGGTGTTGAAATGTGGCACGAAACAGGAAAAGGAATGAAAATGCAAATAACACGAAAGCCTATCACTGGCGTCGTCTTGGGCGCTGAGCATCGTATTTATCATGTCTATGCTGATGGTGACTGGAGAGTTAAAAGAAAAGACGTATATCCCATTGGAGGCCACAATGCCCTTAGTTAAACTAACCGAAGTTTGCCACAATAATACGCTAACGACATCGCAAGACTACACTTTACGTGAGGTTTTTGTTAATCCCGAACACGTAGTCATGATCAGAGAAGAGGCAAGAATGAGACAACTCCATGAGCAGGGCCACTTGCCCTCAGAGCTTGACCCAGCACACCGCTTTACAAAACTCACCATAAACCGAGGCCACACCGGAACAGAAATTGTTGTTGTCGGCGGTCCCGATTTAATAGAGACAACACTAAACCAACAGAAACAACTTTTAAGAGGATAAAATGACACAACGAGTAAACATCCAATATACCATTGATGTAGAAGATTTAGCACCAGAGGTCCGCCGGCTCTACAAGAAAGCCAGTACGATTCTTAACAATACGAGACTGATCGAGTATTCCGAAGCAGGTATTCTTTCGTCAGCCACCGTTGATCATATTCATGAGATACGATTAAACTTGTCTAAGATCGATGCATCACTATCAGATGTTCAGTCTATCGTGGGATCTTATGTTGAATACAAATTGGCACCTCACAGCGATACAGACGCTCCGCAGGAGGCGCCCACTCTGGATGATCTTGGAAGTGCCCTAAAGTCTGATTTGGCGGCACTGTCTCAACAATTAGAGCAAAGTATATCGCATGAAGAGCCCCCTCAGAGACCCACATAACTTTAAGAGCGATCGGATAGTTGCCGCAATGGTGCCCGCCGGCGCTTCTATTAAGAGTTATATGCTCTTTTCGGGCCAGCTTGAGTTTCGCCTACTGCGCGCCGGATTTAAGGTGACGGCCTTAACTAATAAGGCAGCCATTTTCGATTTTTGGAAACATGCCCTTGATCGCCCGGCTACGGTTGCCCACCACGCACTCGCTATGCATGAGCACACCTATAGACGCGAGGTGGTAGAAGCCTACCAGCAAGATTGGACGACTTACCGAGAGCCCTATATGCGCGCCGCCATCTTTTATCTACTTAATCGATACTCTTACACGGGATATGTCTGTCAAGGAGATTTTGATATTGACAATTTTAATGCTTTTTCGGCTGAAACATTAAAGAAGTTATATAACGCCCAAGACTCTTTAACGGTGCGCTATTATCCCGAATTGTATGTAGAGTCGGGAATTAAATATGCTGACTCGAGCGAAATCCTGCTCTTTTCGGCAGGAAAATATGTGCCCCGCATGCTGCTAGCCGGCCTTAGCGAAGGCCGCGATCAGTATGTGATACGCCACGAGGTCCTCAAAGAAAGGTTAGAAGAAAGTGGCAATAAATTTATTCTGTGTTACAAGACCCATTCACACTTAAAGCAACTATACCAGGGGTATAATTTTACATATGTCAATCAGCACGGAAACCAAATCAACAACCATCGCCACGCAGAAGAAATAATTATTAATAACTTTTAGGATGAAGCATGACGTATAAACTTTTTTTGGCATGCACTCTTTTTGCAATAGGGCAAACGCTCGGGTGGTTTCAACTTAACTCACAATTCGTGTGGGATTGGTGGAAAGACAAGCCCATTTTAGCGGCTGCAGCATACTCCATCCCCACAGGGATATGCTTTTGGTACGGCATCAAGCTGTGCTACGAAGAGTGGGGAGAAGTTTGGGGCCCTCGGTTTTTAATTTTCTCCATGTCGTATTTGACGTTTCCGCTTTTGACATGGTACTTTTTAAATGAAAGCATGTTCACGACCAAGACTATGATTTGTGTAATTCTCTCTTTCGTAATGATTGGGGTTCAATTATTTTGGAGATAAAAAATGTCTTCTGTTTATTTGTTTGATGTGGATGGGACACTAACTCCCCCCAAAGCTAAAATAGATCCGACCTTTGCAACGGCATTTTTAAAATGGATGAAGACAAGAGAGGTGTATATCGTGTCGGGGGGTTCTTTTGTGAGAATAATAGAGCAATTGGGGATACCCATTATGAACGAAGTCCACGGGGTGTTCGCGTGCATGGCCAATACATTCTATCAGCGCCGCGATCAAGTAAATTATTCTGGAATGAACGAGTGGGATCTTTTATATGAAAACGAGTTTATATCTCCCCGGAATTTAGTGCGCTCTCTTAATGCATATGTGGCAAAATCAAACTATCACACCAAGACAGGCCGCCATCTCGAAGAGCGCGCGGGCATGTTAAACTTTTCGATCGTAGGCCGAAACGCTTCTGCCGCCCAGCGCGCCAATTATGCGGGCTACGACGCAGAACACAACGAGCGCAAGCGCATAGTTAAAGCGCTTGCGCAAAAATATACAGAGCTAGAGTTTGTAATAGGGGGCGCAGTGAGCATTGATATATTTAATCGAGGGAACGATAAATCACAGATTATTGATAGGTATTTTAGAGAGGCCCTGCAGGACAATGAGATTCATTTTGTGGGAGACCGGATTCCGTTTCCTGGAAATGACCACACTATAGCTCAAGTGCTGAGCGCCCACCCCAATGGCACCACACACGAAGTTGAGAACTGGCAGGACACCGCCGAACTATTAAAGACGGAGCCTTTTGCGTAGATACTGATAAAAACAACTAATTATAATGATGGAGTTTAATTAATGGATATTTCTACAGGAAATTGGTTCGAGTATCTTCGAGAAGAAGTTTTAACGGAAGGGTTGAGAGATATAGGTCTCCCCGAAAAGATTGTCGACTTTATTGAGAATGCGATGGCAAACGCGCCCGAGAAGGCAAAGATGTACGCGGGCAACCAGTGGAAGGACCACACACTTCCCTCTGCATACACCCACGATGTCCTAAAAAAGCGGTGGTTCAGCTTCATGGAGGAAAACTTTGAAGACGAGATCCAAGTAGCTACCAACAGCGACGGAACAACTAAGGTTGATGCCCGAACAATCACCCCCTACCGCGTTGACCGCGACGTTGGACCACAGCAGCGCAAGTCGTACGACGATGAAATGATCGAACGGAACAAGAAGATCGCCTTCGTTGTCCAGAATGTAAACGCAGCGTGGGGTAAGCCCGCCGGCACCTGGCGTAAGTCATTTATGAAAGCTGTGAAAGCCCTAAGCAAAGCCGGCGTGGAATCGGAGAAGGTTGAGAAAGTAAAAGAGTGGTTGCAAACCTATATGATGCAAGAGTTTCGTTCGTGGTACTCGCAGTATAATGAGTTGTTTGCTTGGCTTAATGACGAGCCCACCAATTATGAATTGATTAAGAACGAAGACGATATCAACTCAGCATACAACACAGCCAAACAAGATTTAGAGAACCGCGAGGACCCAGACTATGTTATCCACGAATTCGATGACGGCTCGTACTGGTATAACTTAAACGTGTCTAACTGTGATGTCGAAGGCGAGCGAATGGGACACTGCGGGTCAGACTCTCGCGGTGTGCTGGTGTCGCTCCGCAAGCGCCAAGGCAAACGCAAAGCATCCTCGTCCTATGTCACGATGACTTGGGAAGCCGAAGGATACGGAGGCAACAACCTATACCAAATCAAGGGGCGCTCCAACGAAGCACCTCCCGATGAAGTCTGGGATCATATCAGTTGGTTCATCAGCAATATGGGCGTTACGAATGTCCAAGAAGACGGCGAACATTCACGCAACCCGGAAGAATTCGCAGAGATGCTTGAGTGGCTCCAGCGCCAGAACCCCAGCGTTGCGTTCACGGGCGTTGTCGACGAACAAGCAATCCAAGAAGCATTGGACGAAGTGGCGAGCGAATATGAAGACGACAACTCCAGCATTGATGCACAAGTGATGGGTCCAGATGAACACGGCGGCGAAGGACACTATATCTATATGAACGCCTACTGCAATCTTCAGATTGACTTGGGATGGCCAGACATTGTAGTGCGCGATGGTGGCGACTCTTACCCTGCGGTAGAAGCAGGCTCCGGCGACTATGACGACAATTTCCATCCGATCCCCGGCAACACTTGGGGTCGCGAAGCCCGAGACTTCTCATCTGAGATTGAGATCGATAACATCGAATGGGATCTGCCCGGCGAAGGTGAGACTGAGTGGCAGGTTACAATGCTAACGGGAGCCGATCCCAATTGGGAATTGGGTGATCCCGAGCCAGCAAAAACCGCACACCTTGAGATAGAGATTCGCATGACTCACCAAGAGGCAGCTAGCGATCCCGACGAAGCCAAGTGGGAGTTTGAGCAGTTTGCCGAGCAAGTCAAAGAAAACTTTGCAGATAACTACCCGGAGATCGTAGAGAATGTACGCAGGAATCTGGTGAAAGGTGAGTTCATAGCCAAGACAGCCTATGATCGCACGCGCACCGAATTGACAGAGACCGATCTTCGACACTGGCATGTATACGATGATGATAACAGCAGCGCCGTCGAGTTTTGGTTCAGGCTCTCCGAAAACCACCACAGCGCCATCAACAACCTAGGCGGCGAACTTGGCTCAATTCCAAATGAGTATAAGATGTGGGCGTTCGATGAAGGTCAAGAAGGGATGATCGACGGGCTATACAGCAAGATGTTTGGCTCTCCTTCGATTGGAGGCGCCGCCGCCGACAGACCTCGCATCGAGAACCCGACACTCAATCAGGAAATGGCATATGCTTTAAAGCAGCGTTACTCAGAGTTTCACGATGGGCCCGACCGCGCACAACAGCAGCTTGCGCTGGGAGACAAATACAAACAACAGAGACGAGGACCTCCGTGGTTGTCTGTGCTGAAGGGAAACTCTCGCTTTATTATCCACGCCGAATCAAGCCTCAAAGGTAGTGGATATCGAACTCAACTAGTTAACTGGAAGTTTGAGATTTTTGTGGATGCTCGGTCTGGAGAAGAGACTATCGAAGCAGTTAAGGCTATGGTTAAATACTTTAACGACAACCCTGACATGATAGAAGACGCAGCCAAAGACGTTATCGGCACGAGATTTGCCACCATCAAAGCACTCGCAGACGCAAACAAAGACGAGGTTCTTTCGGGCAAGCGTCTTGAGGTTTCAATCCAGCGCATCGACAGTATGTATGCAGCACAGGTCGCTTCTGGCTCGGACGTGTGGGCAGAAAGGGCGGTAGCGACAGCAAAATGGATTAGAGATAACTGGGGCAACATGGGTGAGGTTGAGAAATGGGTTGGTTACTATAAGTATGTCCTGCCGCTAGCAACGAGGCGCCTCAATTTTGCCCGCGACATTCCCAATATTGAGATGGATGACACCAACAATCTTGGCAAGCCATCGACTTGGGAGAAGTATGTCAAGGACCAACTCAACAAGCTGGGGGCGTTTGGTGGCACTGTGCGCGATTATAGCGGCGTTCAACGTGGAGAGCCACTCGCGGGTACGCTTGGAGAGCCGCAGCCTGTGGGAGAGAGCGTAGAACAGCAGATTGAGAGGGTTGAGAGGCTTTTACAAGAGAAGGATCCAAATTATGACTTGAGGTTGTATAGCATTAGAATAGATGTATCTATCCAGAAGGATGTCGGAGGAGAAGTTCAGGAAACACAAACTGAAATCCGTGGAATCGAAGGTGTGACCACTGTTCGCACAGTGGGAGATACACAAAACACCCCACAAGCACTGTTGGGAACGTACGAGGTCAAATTTGAGTTGTTAGGTTCTATCAGCCGCGTAAAATATCGGGACAGGATTTTGATTCCCGGACTTCTTAAAGTGAGGGGGCTTCGGGTGCTGCGCATCAGCCCAATTCACAGGACTAATACGCGGGGTACCATTCGAACCGTCCGAGAATCCAAGATCCTGAAAGAGTATGTAGGTGGAACCCTCGGAGGGTTTGGAGGAATGGCCGGCAACGCGGCCTCAATCCGCGAACCATCGCGACCAATGGTGACCCCCCGACAAACAATCGATCAAGTGGTGGAAGACTGGGCCGACGGATCGGTGCGTATATACGATGTGCCCATGGACACGACCAACATGGCATACCATGTTATGGTTCCGGTGGAAGAGTTGCTTGAATACATCAGCCGAGAATTTCGTGCCCCGATGGATGCATTTGATGGGATGTATCGCAACTTTATTAAGAACGGTGCCCAAGCGCCTGTGTACGTTGCCGTGGGACAAAACCGACGCGTAAAGATCACAGGAAACGAAGACTTGATATGGTTTGCTAAAAAAGCGGGCCTGCAGGAGCTTCCTGTCTTCTTTAGTTACCAGAGGCAGGTGTGACAATGATAAAGTTTAAATATTATATTGCTAGATTTCTTAAATTATTTGCGGCCGCCACCATTATCGTATTTTTGCCCTTGTTCGCTGTATATAGTGCCACTTTATCCGGAACAGAGCCGGAGTTTAGCGAGATGGAATCTAAAAACTATTCTAAAATATACCCTGTTTCCTACCAGAGGGCCATTAAAAAATCCCGAGAAAGTGCCGTAAAGGTGGTCTCGCTCGGCCCTGAGCCGGGATATTTTTCTAGTGCAACAGGCACATACTTTAAGGCGTATGACAAATATTTTGTTGTCACTGTTATGCATGGCCTTCAGGGCCCGTGTGCTTTCACCACGCTGGTTCATAATGAGGAAGTATACCCTTGTCTGAAATATATTACCATTGATCCTGATTTAGATTATGCCATCATACAGACCGAACAAATTGCGGGCCGCGAGCCAATTTCGATTCCTCGCGACCTCCCACGAAAGACGCAATGGCGGTACGCCTACTCCGTGTTAAATAAAGTAGTTTACAGCGGGTACCCGAACACGATCGGCCTGCTGACCATTGAGGGCACTATCGCAGGGTTTGGGGGCACCCAATACTTATATATGAATTCGTATGCATGGAGCGGCTCATCTGGGTCTGGCGTTTTTGATGCGAAGGGTCGCTATATAGGATATGTAGTGGCTATTGACGTGGGTGCAACTGAATTTGGCCCCCAAGTGTTACAAAATGTCGTCCTTGTCGCACCGGCACACAAAATCGATTGGAGCCGGGTAATAACTGAACCTAATTAGGAGAAAACATGAAGAACGAACGAGCATCCTGCGCCTCATTGTTAGACACAATTGAACAGCTTAATAAAACCATCGGAGAACTGAAAGCCAAAGTTAACACTCTAAGAAAAATGTGTCATAATATGGAAGAACACGTTTTCACAGAAGGAGTTATGGATGAAGATAAACCCCCTGCCACGTCGGAGATTACACATGACTGATGACAATATTATAGAAATGGCCAACACGGAGGACGCCGAAGATTTAAAACCGAAACCTCCCCCTCGCCTAGCCCCACGGGGCATTAGAACTTTTACCGTATGTCGCCAGAGCGATGAAACCGGAGTGAGCGGCGAGGGAGTTGTAATTGAAGGAGTTTCGCTAGCTTCGGGCCACTGCATCATTCATTGGTTATTCCCCCCACCACGCGGCGGTATTGCAATTTTTGATTCTTTGGATGATTTTTTGAAAGTGCACGTTAAGCCTCACCCATCTAATAAAACAATTATCACCTTTGAAGATGGTGAGCAAACTACATATGACGGAGGGTGAGACATGTCGTATAAATTTACCACAGGCTCCGTTAAGCGCGGCGACATATATTACGAACAAGATGTAACCGGCGATAAAACATACATTGATTTTGGCCAAGACACCATAACACTCCGACCCAGCGGATCGCAGATCTTGCATGCAGAGGCTAGCAGGGTAGGCATCGGCACAACCAGCCCCACAGAAATCTTAACGCTAAATGCCACGGAGCCTAGTATTCTCTTTCAAGAAGCTGGCACCGATATGGCGACGATTGGCGTTAACTCATCCAACAACATCGTGATTGAAAACAAGACAATGAACAAACACATTGTATTTAAGGTTAATGATCAGGGAGTAGTTAGGGAAGGTTTGCGATTAGATGGCGCCGTTCCAGAGGTAGTAATCAATGAGCAGCACGGTATCGGTGGTGATAGCTCTCTGATAGATTTCCGAGTTGAATCGGACAATCAAACTCACATGGTATTTGTGGATGGTTCTGAGGATAAAGTAGGGATAGCCACCGACTCTCCAAAGACCGCCCTCGACGTTCACCACGATCCCACGTCTCTCGCGGACAACACAGGCGGCGGCGAAGTGGTGACATTCGGAACCGGGAACCTGACCGCCGGTAAAATCTATTACCTTAACAGCAGTGGCGCATGGACAGAGACTGACGCAGATGCAATTGCTACGAGTGATGGCTTGTTGGGTATTGCGCTTGGTTCTTCTTCGTCTGATGGAGTTTTGTTGCGCGGATTTTTCGACGCAACCACCTACCTGTCTAACTTTATATCGGGCTTACCGGTATATCTTTCAACGACGGCTGCATCAATGGACACGACATTGCCATCCGGCACGGGCGACATCGTGAGGTGCATTGGTTATTGCACGAACACAGCCAATGTTATATATTTTAATCCGGAGTCAAGTCATCTGGAGTTAAGCTAGATGGGTGTCAACAAAATTAATGGAATTTCCTATTCAAGCATAGCGAAAGTAAGCGGCAAAACAGTGGCTCAGATCTCAAAGATCGCAGGTCAGACCGCAGCGGCAGGTGGTGGTGGTGAAGCGGTTAGTGCATCCCGAGTTGTTGCAGCTTTCGACGACGCCTATGTCTCGTGGGTTGAACTTGCTGATGATGGTGATCCCGCAGAATGGGAAAACAACATGTATAAGGCCGGGGCTAATAACGATAACTGGGATATCGTTGATATCGCTTACGGACATGATGGTAGTGGCGACCCTTTCTACGTCGCAGTTGCTGCTAAGAATAATCCGGAGATTATCTACGACGACGATGGTGATATAACAGACGGAGTGCGTTGGGGTGAGATTAATCTTGGCGGTTCAAACCAACCTACGGGAAATCTAAAGCAAAAAACTGTTCTATGGGGAAACGATGTCTGGGTGACCGCTGGGCTTTTAACTTCATCGAACAAGTATATTTATCGTTCAACGAACGGCACAAGCTGGTCGGCGGTAGATATTAGTGGATTGACCGACATAGGCACAGTTTACACAAATGGAATCTATGCATTGACCAGTGACGGAGAAGGCAAGTGGTGGTTCGGCATCGGCGGTAAATTATATTATTCGAGCGACAATGCTCAATCGTTTGCGTTACACGCGACGTTTAGCAGTGAGATAATACAGGATCTCGCATACACCAACGACACACTTGTGGCTCTAGTTAAGCACGGCGGCAATCCGCACCTACGCGCAGCTGCCTCCAGCGACACCACTGATTTTAGTAGTAAAACCCAGCTTCAAGATTCAAATGGTGACGGCTTATCCGGCAACAACGCAAAACGAATGGCGGCCGGCGATGGTCGGGTTGTCGTGCGTGATACTGCGCGTACGCTTGCTGCTGATGTGAGTGGAAAAACAATAACAATCCAAGGCACGCGCCAAACACTCCCCGACGAAGGTAACCTAAATTGCATTTGTGCAGACGGCGACGGGAACTGGTGGGCAGGTAGCGACGGCGGCTCATCTGGTGCCGACGGTGGCGATATCTGCAAGAGTACGGACAACGGACTATCGTGGACCAAGGTTGCAGAAGGAATTAACAAGTCAGGCGACCGTAAGGTCGAGGGGATAACGGTCGATGTTTTGCTACCGGTGTAATAGAAGATAAAGGACTATTTAATAGTATGAACGGAACCAATTGGCGAGATTTTATAGATTCGATTAGAGAAGTGGGAACTTATCGCAATCGGATCAAGAGTTTGGACAGCGATATAGCAGATTATTTAGACACAGGCCCTCAAAAGAAAGGTGGCTACAAAAATAAAAGAGCGAATTTCAAGGGCAAAAAGTTTAACGATGTCTCGGCTCCCCCCGGCGCCCCCGGCGGCTTAGAAGAGGAAGTGGAGCCCGAATCTTTTGACACACATGTATCATTAGAACCTCGCCTCTGGAGAAATGATGAGTTGACACCCATTGTGCGACAAAAGCTGCTGAAGATTGCTCAAGATTTTATTGACGGGCTGCCAGTGGAAATAAACGTAGAGGACGTAACTTTAACTGGGTCTCTGGCCAACTATAACTGGTCGAATTATTCAGATGTGGATCTTCATATTATCGTAGACTTCTTGAGTGTGGATGAAAATAGAGCGTTGGTAAAATCTTTTTTTGATAATGCCCGCATGCGATGGAATGATCAGCACAACATTAGAGTTAAAGGTTACGACGTAGAAATTTATGTGGAAGATTCACGGGAGACTCACAAATCTTCTGGGGTTTATTCTATTTTAAATGGCGAATGGATTAAAAAACCAAAACCGTATCAAAGCGAAATCAATTTTAGTGCCGCCCGTCGAAAGGCTGACGATTTAGAGTTTCAAATAAACATTGTTTCCAACCTTGTAACAGCCAAAAAGTATAAGGCAGCCCTCCGCAATATTGAACGACTCAAAACGAAGATTAGAAATATACGTCGGGCAGGCTTGGAAAGCAAAAAGCAGGAGTTTTCGGTAGAAAACATTGCCTTTAAAATACTGCGTAGAAACGGCATGCTAGATGTACTGTCAGATTTAAAAACCCAAGCCTATGATCAGCTGATGAATATGAACGGAGAAGAAAATGGAACTTTCAGAGATAACCACAGATAAGATTGTTTATCCGGGGGAATATGTTTTTTATGAGCCAACCCAGAGAATAGTGCTGGTGGGTTCTTATAATGCTAAGAATGGGTGCATACGCGCCTTAATGGATGGAAAATATTTAGAAGATAAGCTCTCCAACTTTAAGAAAATACACATGAAAACAACAGAGCGTAAAAAGTTTTACCAGGCTGGTTGCCAGAAGTGTAAAAAGAAAATACAATGAAAGACTTAGATAAAAAAATGCTGAATTTCTGTACAATACAGTTACAAATCCTCAAAGAAAGAGAAGAAAGCCTACGCAAAGAAATCCTAGAGTGCAAGCTGCAAAATGAATTTTTAGTTACCATTATTCATGACTTAACTAACCCCAAGGAGTCTATTTCAAATGAAAAATAATTCAACCATTTTTACCTGCGGGCCTTTTGTCTCTGCGTCTTTTGGTGCGGATTCTTTATCCCGAGGCTTGTATTGTGCCATGCTGCTATCTCAATCAGTGGAATCACAAAGAGCAAACGAAGAGCGTCTCCAGAAAGCCATAGAGGAAAGTGCCGATCAAACTTACATTGACAGCATCCAGAGAGAAACAGACTATCAAAACAGCCTGTTGGATCTGGCCATCACCAGCCTTTCCTTCGGTGAGGAAATAGAACAGTGACCAACATCTACATTTATTGCGTATTTGAAAAAGACGAGGCGCTATATGGCGTGTACTCATCCAGCAAAGCGGCCCATCGAGATGCCCTCAAATTATGCAACACTGGACACACACCGGTTTATATAAAACATCAAGGCCGCTCTGTTGAGCCTGATGTCACGTTGCTTCGAAATATTTTTAAGGGAGCGATGGACATTAAAGTTACATATCACTCCAATAAATCCATGGCTACCATTTTAAAAACTAAACTACGGGAGTGATATGGAAATATATATGGTTTATGGTATAACTGATTGTCCTGCATGTTTGCGGGCATGTGCCGCCTTGATGGAAAGAGACAAAGAGTATATATTTATTGAGGCGGATTTTTCTAAAACTTATCGAACTGCCATCAAAGAAGAATTCAATTGGAGTACGTTTCCCATCGTGGTTCGTATTCGGCCAAATATCGAAGAAGAATTGGTGGGGGGCTATGATGAGTTAAAGTATATGCTCGAAAAAGAATCCACCGCGCCCACCTGAACAATTCACTGAGGCCCGTGCAGGCGTTGCAATAAACACAAACATATTTACTATGTGCAACTTAAACGCGGAGATTTGGTGCGGTGGGTGATAGATCACGAAGTATATGAGGCTTCGGGCGACGTTTTACGTGGTATAAGCCCTAATTATAGACACGGAATCATCATGGAGGTATCTTCTAAAGATGCCAACGCGGTGATGGTCTATTGCTATGATTGCAAAAGAAAAAGGGAGGGGAGTTGGATGATACTCAACATGATTCACGATGATTTTGAAGTTTTGAGTGGTTCTTCCGATGGGTAGGTTTGCACTGGGAGAAAAAGCCCCGAAACAAACGGCGATCAACGAATTGACCGTGATGATCTCCAACTATTATGGTGGCCGATATGAGGTGATTGCGGCGACCGACGACGGCGGCACGCTGCTGGAGGTCCAGGTTGAGGTACCAGACGTATCCAAGTTTCTCGATGAGCAGGCGCCAGAGTTTCCTTTTTTTGATGTATGGCCAAAGTGGATGGGCTGGCGTGTGGTGGTATGTAAAGTGCCGCCGGGCTACATTGACGCAATCACCAACCGACAAGATGCAGACGACTACTGACATTATCCTTGCGACTTTTTAGTTGACTTTTTCTATCGCTGGTGCTATATTATAGAGGAAGCAAGGGAAAGAACATGACTGAACTCCAAAGACACATCGAAGCTGCCCTTTCGCGCTCTGTATGCGGGGGCTGGGATAGGGGATTTCTGGAATCTGTGTTGGAACAGATTGCAAAGGGAAAAACTCTCACGGTCAAGCAAAAACAGACGTTGGGAAAAGTCCTTGCCCGGAATGACAAAGCGGCCCAGACTCTTCACGATAACTGGTCATCAGTTTATGAAACAGAGTACAAACAGAGCGCCCTCGTTCTCGCCGCCTATCACACCCATCAGCCATACTATAAGCCAATGGCTGCTGATATTCTTGCCAACAAGGTGCCAGAGCGTGGCAAGTTTTTGAGAATGTATGAAAACAAGTATTCCAAAAAGGTTTTGTTGCAACATGCAGCAACTCCCAAATATAAGGCTGGAGACTATGTGCGCCCAAGGTCCAGCTTCGATCCCTATCGACATGTCGAACAGCCCACCCAGATTGCATGGCCAACGCAGAATAGCGTTACTAAAAACTTCCTGAAGCGCGGCGGATTCATTTTGAGCGTGTTGGCAGACATTCGTTCATGTGCTAAGGGCGCAAAAAGATATAAGATTTTGCCTGTGGGTGCCACTATGCCTGTTATTGTGGAGGAGCGTTTCATCAAGATTTCTCGTTAAAAATGGTCCGGGCTATTTATTTATGTGAATACAGTAGCCCCCCGTTATGATATTGGTGAGTTCGTTGTGTGTCTCTACGACTTCTTGGATTTTTTTGCCTACATTTATGATGATATTGAAGAGAGCGATTGTCGTCATTATGGCATTGTAGTCCGCCGCGACACCGAGTTACAAAGTATTGTGGGAGAATATCTTTATACCGTTTTGTGTTTGGATGGAGAAACGAGATACTTTCTGGAATCCGAAATAAAACTTGCAGCATACCGTTGACAACGAGGCATTTGTGAGTTATAATAAGCATATGGCTGATTGGTGGAACCGGTATACACACGAGACTTAAAATCTCGCACCCGCATGGGTTTGCGGGTTCGAATCCCGCATCAGCTACCATTATAGAGAGGATAAGATGATATACACAGCAGTTTTTCAAGACGTTCGCGGAGATTATACTTTTGAAACTCATGTTTCATCACATGATCGGGACGATGCGTGGCATGATATTCACGATAAGCGCGAAAATCAAAATGCTTGCTTGGTTTTGCTAATCGACGGCCAAGCAAGTGTTAGAACATTTGACAAACCCCGCGCATCAGGTTAAACTATTTACACGCTTCGATAGCTCAGTTGGATAGAGCATCGGCCTTCTAAGCCGAGGGTCATAGGTTCGAGTCCTATTCGAAGTGCCACACACGGGCGTAACTCAGGGGTCAGAGTAGTCGTCTTATATGCGATTTGTCGCAGGTTCAAATCCTGCCGTCCGTACCACCCCGCAATCACCCAAAAAAAGAGATATAATGTCATACCACGGAAACCCGCCTGATTATGCCAAAACCGGCATTGCAGTAGTCAACCCTCTGATCAGGATTGAGAGAAAACTAAAGCGTATTGAGGGTATACTGGCTAACATTGGGGATGCCTCAGTATTGAGCGCCGCCGATTTGAAGGCCATGATCCAAAACGCTTTAGATGAAGAAGATGTCAAGAAAACGTAAGAGGGCTTGACTAGAATCACTATATAGGCTATATTATAGTTAATCCAAGGAGGCAAAAATGGATTTCAAGATTGGTGATATTGTAAAACACGAAGAAAAGGGCGTCGGCGTTGTTCAGCTTATCGACGGTATTGCTGTGTGGGTGCGTTGGAGAGGCGGGGATCTAAATCACAGTAGTTCGTTCCACCTTGAGGTTCTTGACAAGGCTCCATGAGTATGAGGGTTGGCGATCTGGTACAGTACATTCCAAGTCCTTCTGCCACGTTCAAGTGGGAGAGATACACGGATGCATTTAAATCTTTGCCAGGTATTATCTTGCGCGAGGTGGATGCCAAGGGTACGACCACACGCAGGTTTGAAATACGCTGGCACGATGGCCAAATCTCAGAAGAATGGATAAGCTATCTTGAACTCTTTGACAACTCGTTGACAACATAAGCCTTGACCAGCGACACTTTCGGTGCTATATTTATAGTATAGAAAGGAGAGAAAATGATCGAAGTTGGATCGTTACTTAGAATGTGGGGAAACCATAGCACATGGCTTGCTCTGGCTGAGATTGCTGATACTGTGCTGGTGGTCAGCCAAAAAACAAACCATAAGATGTGGGCAAACAAGGCATCGTTTGAGGTGATAGGATGAAAGTTTGGGTCATGCAAGGAAGCTACGAAGGCGAGTTGTTTAGTAGTGTACACTTGACGCAGAAAGGTTGTGCGCTGGCGTGCATTTCGGATATAACAGAGTTTTTGGGTGTTGACGATGACGAAACCGCTTTGTCAGTTATGAACGATTGTAACCCGTATGCAGAAACCGATGGCGATCAGACCGAAGCGATTGAGTGGGACCAAGAGAAGCTGAAAGATATGACGAGCGAGCAGCTTTGGAAGATTTTTAATGAGTGGTCCGAAATCAGTTGGGATCGAATGGCAGACCGTAGCTATAACCTTGACGCAAATCCCGTGGAGATTCAAGCATGATGAACATTTGGGTAGTA